ACGGTGAACACCGCGCTGGTACGAACGCTGTCCTACTCGTACCTTGAGTGCGTTAAGTACGTTATCCGATGTATCACGCCCACGATCATCGCGGCGTGTACGGATTGTGCCTAGGTAGCCGTCAGGATATTCCGCCTGAGGTGCGCGACCAACTCCAAGACGTAGGAAATCGAGTTCACTACGCGCAACTGGGACACCACCACCGCCATAGACAGTGTTGGTACCGTACATCCCGGAAGCTCCGAGATTCTGTACGTTTTGGTGCGGGGAAGGGTTGGCCATACAACAAGGATACGCGTATTGAGTAGTTACTACGCCTTAAACTGTTTGCCCTCGTAAAGCGCTTCGCCATCCATAATGTGAATTGGTTGTAGGGTGAAATGATCATCCTCATGTACCCAGCCAATCATAATGCCCTGCTGCCAGTCTTCCCAGTGCTTGACTGGGCGACCATTGTCATTTAGGCCAGAACCATAAGAAGGAACTGCGCCATCTACGCGGCATAGACAGCCAGGGCTGGCGCTCACGCTACGAATGGGTCCGTCACCATTGGCTACAGTTTTATACTGTAGTTCTTGTCGATGGGCATGCCCAAAGACTGTAGAAACATGCGGGTTCTTATTGACGTAAGCTGATGCAGTAGACCCACCAGAACGAACGGTAGTGCCATGAATAGCACGAAGGTTAGGAGTAATCCAATACTCGCCTGCCGGATACGCGCCAACATAGTTAATCCCTAGCTCATCTAATCGTAATAGATACTGGACTGTCATAACTGGCCACTCTTCAGGGACGGCATTAGCCCTCTTAATACCCTTAGAAGCCATAGCGTTCATAGTTACATATCTCTGCATACGGCAGTCGTGATTGCCCTCTAACAAGGTGATCTTTGCAGTAGGGCAAGTAGCGCGTTGCTTTGCTAACAATGCGTGACCGTAATCAAGAGCGGGCTGTACTGTGTGCGCAAACATTTCTTCCTGTGCGTACTTGCCCATTGTTGGTAGATCTAGATAATCTCCAAGGTGCACAATCTCATCTACGCCATAACGCTTTTCTAGATAGGCTAGTAGTTGGAAGTGGACATCAATTGCGGCTTCATCGTGGAACGGATCTAGTGTTCCATCTTCATACTTGCGATAGCCGATCTGTGGATCTGGAACAAATACAAATAACTTAAAACCATTCTTACTTGCTTGGCGCTCTTTATACTCTGCGGGCTTGATAACAGTTGGCTTTGCCTGCTGGATTGGTGGCCAGGCCCAATCAGTATTGGTAGTAGTAACTGCGTTCTCTAATACGTCAAGTAGGCTGGTCTTTATTGACATGTGCAATATCCTCTAAGGTGGGAGCGGAAGGCGGTAAGTTTAAATGGAAGTTCAGTATCTTTATTTAGATCTTGGAATAGATTTGCAACATTTACAGCTGTATTATTTGCTTTTATTTGCTCAAATAACTTCTGTTCATCTTTACCTAGAGTAGAAATCCACTGGGCAACTACACAACCGCTCAATGAAGCCCCGTCTAGGTGCTTATTTAGCACTTCTAACATGTCTCTCCTTGTGTTCGTCAAGCTGCGACACGATAAGATTAACATAAAAGTCCGACAAATCAAGCAAAAACCCCCGCCAATTTGACGGGGGTTAATGCTCAAGGAGTTACTTGATTTTAATTGTTTTTGGCTTTAACTCTTCTGGGATTTCTCTCTCCAGCTTTACAGTTAAGATGCCGTCTTTCATCTCCGCGCCTTCTACTGTTACGTACTCAGCTAGTGGGAAGGACTGCTTAAATGCGCGAGCCGCAATACCCTTGTGGAAGTACTCATCAATAGATTCGTCATCCTTCTTGCCCTCAATAGTAAGGACCTGATCCTTGAAGGTGATCTCCAGATCTTCCTTAGAGAACCCTGCAAGCGCAAGGCGGATAAGGTACTTGTTCTCTCCGGCTGAAAGGATGTCGTACGGAGGATAGGTTGATCGTGTATCGAATTGATTGACCAGTTCATTGAAGAAAGCGGCATGAGTGTTGAAGCCGATTCCTCGGTTAACTAGGTGATTGGTTAGCTCTGTAACAATTTGAGCTGGGGTTTTGACTGTGACTGTCTTTGTTGGTTCTTTAGTTGCCCACATTTCATGCGGGCTACGTGTTGGGTAGCCTGAAGCCATTGTTATATCTCCTTAGACGATATAGGTTAGTTAGGACCCGTTCGGCGTCCTACATTAATTATAGCAAAAAATAACCCCCGCGGACTAGAGTCCCGGGGGCTATTTATCTAGCTATTAGTTATGGTCACCCATGCCTGCGCCGAAGTTCTGAGAAGAACGCTTGATAGCTGGTGGAAGTAGGCGGCCGTTACCCTGTGTAGCGCCTGCTTCGTGAGCTTCTGCCTTTTGGAACTTAACGCGAACACCGTAACGGGCCCCGGATGTAGCCTTTACGTGTGTGCGTGATGGCTTAGCCATCTTGGTTGGATCGCCAGCTGCTGTGTTCTTCTTTGGCATCAACTTAGTGTTAGCTGAAGGTGCAGCTGAAGCGTTGGTGAAGTCAACGCTGGTCTTCTTTGCGTCTACTGGCGCAATTGGTGCTGGGTTCTTCTTAGATGAAGCTTTCATGGTTCTCCTTGGCCGAGGAATTGTTCTTATAAATGTACGGTACTTACGCGCTTAATACAGGCTTAATTAGCAATAACCTGGAATACGATGGCACTGATGTCACCGTCATGGCTCTTAATGCTGGCAAAGCCTGGGATACAGACTAGATCTATACCTCTTGGGGCTGTGTATCCACGGGCGATAGCAATGGCTTTTACGGCCTGATTGACTGCGCCTGCGCCTACTGCACGGATTTTTACCTCACGCTTTTCATAAATAGCGTGGGCAACCGCTGAGGCTACGGACTGAGGATTACTGCCTGCGCCTACGCGCAATGGCTCCTGTTCTTCTGACAATTTATGCTCCTTGGGTTTACGTATTGTGGTTCCCCGTGGCATAAAGTATGAGGGCTAAATTAGACAAAATAAGGTTAAACGTCTTGTTTCCAATGAAGGTATGACCGCACATAAGTAGCGGCGTAGGCTAGGGATGCAAAGATAAAACCGTATTGGTGGGTGTCTATGGCATACCCCATCCACAGGCACTCATTAAACAGTAGAACAAACCAGCCCCAGATAGTTTTGCGGCCAACAAAGTAAATGCCTGTGACTCCTACACAGGCTAGTACCCATGACCACATTATGGTCGGTCTATTGGGGTAGGGGCTTTGGCGTATGTGCCACAGATAGCGCACTCCATGTCAATGAAGTACTGGGATATCTCGTAATCTTCAAAAGAGGCTTTGATTAACCAGATGCTTGACTCACACTTGGGGCACTCATGGCAGATTTGATCTGCGTAATCCATGGTGCCTGTGTAATCAGGCTTCAGTTCGCGGATTGACTTGTTCATGTAACTTGTCCAATGCCGCTCTTTGTTCTGTCATCATTTTTTCTATCTGCTCAACCTCTTCTGGTGAAAGGCTGTCCTTTTGATCTAAGAAAAGCTTGACGCCCATCTCATAGTTCTGCTCTAAAATTTGCAATTGAATAGTACGGCGCTCTGATACAAAGTGTGCGGCTTCACGGATGCGCTCTTGTCTTTTATTCTGTGTCTTACTCATTGTCCGCCCCAGCCTCCTCCTTTAAAGTGAGCTGGCGTAGCCTGCCAAACTCTGGTCATAGTTGAATTGCATGAGGTACACATAGGTGAACCCTCTTCATCAAATGAGCGCTGGATCTCTATAGCCGAGCCACAGGTATCGCACTTAAAATCGTATGATGGCATCTCTATCCTTTACGCTGCTCTACTTCAATAAATGGTCCTGAAGTATATGCGTCTAATGATGCCGCAATCTTTAAGGATTCTAGAATAGACGCGCCGGCATGGAGGGCGCCTAGGGCATAAGCAGCTCCGTTACCTACTCCGTATAGCCCGCTATCTGTACGGCATACAGACAGGTCATCTGATACATCAAAGACTTCTCCGCAAACTGCAAGGAGGAAATTAAACCTTGGGCTTGTGTCCGATTTGTCCCGTTCTTCTTCAAAGTTGTACCCGTTGGTTTTTAGGGCTTCTCGCAGGGAAGGCATGACCTTGGTGATAACAAAATGATAGATGTCTTTGCGGTCACTGGCGGTTACGGCTGGTGGCTTCCAGATATGCTGGGCTACATCGCAAGGTTGAACCTCGCCGCTTCCAGCAATTAAATAGTGCCCTTTTTGGCTGATTTTAGCCATGTCTTTGTGCCTATAAATGCGGCCAGTACCATCGGTTACTTGGTTATCTGCTCCAAATACGCAACGGTCTTTGTATTGTACGGCTACTATCGTAGTCACTACCGCTCCCTAAACTTTGGATCCTGAAGTTTAGCATAGACTTCTTTTTCGTATGTACGTTTACCTGACCCTGATACTAGGTGGGCTAGGGCATAGGAGTCGGCAGCGTTGTCATCATTAAACTCGGCGTCCCAGTTCTTGTAGGCATACATGAGCATCTGGCTTTTAGATACCCCTGTGCCCTTGCCGCATGTGTACTTCTTGAGGTTGGTAGGCGGGACTATAAGCGGGTAGATCCCAAACTCTAGGAGGGTCAACTTGACCATGCCGCCCAGCTCCCCAAGCATGTTAGCCATCTGTGAGCCAAAGGCGTAGCCCTCTATGGCAACATCTTTTATCTCATCAAACTCATGGAGCCAGTTCATGACATGGGCTTGGATATCCCGCAGGCGGTCTATGCCGCGCTTGTCAGACTTGTAAACCTCTGTGTAGTAGTTGTCCTGATCCTTGAACGCGGTTATAGCAAACCCACTATATGACTGGTCTATGCCTAAATAGACCGGGCCATCTACAGTGCCCTTGCTAAAGACCTTCATTAGTAACCGCGCGCCTTTAGAACAGATGTTCGACGGGTGAGTTCACGGCTAGTTAGCTGGTAGTACCGCTCTAGGTTGTCCATGGTTGTCTTTAGTAACTTGTGGTAAGCCTCAGCGTGCATGCGATCGGCAGATAGTTTTTGCATATCTGGATCGATAAGAATCATAGCCTTGATGGTTGTGGCTTTGGTCTTTGGGTCTGAAGACTTCTGGATAAGAAGCTTGGCTTCTTCCTGCTTGTAATAGTTCTCAGCCTCAGTAACCGCCAACTCAGCGCAGGCTACCTGTGTAAGTAGGAAGTTGTAGTTCTCCATATAGGAGCGAGCCATCTCCATGAGCTGCTGGTCATCTACGCCAGTAATATCTGCTGGAAAAGGCTTGATCTCAATATCTAGGCTGCGCTTAACTGGCAAGCCTTGGGACTCTAGTACCTTTAGTAGGTCTTCACTAATACCTGTGGCAACTATATTAACCATTTGTATACCCCTTACATTTAGCGCAACCATCTGTGCTTAGGTTGCATGGTGGTGGCGTGTTAGTCTTTATTGCTTCTACAATCATAGCGGCTGCGTCAAACAAATGCGAGATGCCGAAGTCACTTTTCTTTACTACAAACTCTTTAGCCTCTTGATTGGCTTTGTTCTCATAGATGATTACTGCTTCTTGTGGGTAGTTTTCATAGTTAAGCAGTTCAGCCAACTTCATGTAGATCTGCACCTGCATTATGTGCTTCATAAAAGGCGCGTTAATAGCCTTCCATGCTTTATCAAAATCATTGTCATGCTCCATCAAAAGCTCGGGAGCTTCCCAGCGCAGGGTACCAACTCCTACAGACTTGATCTCTAGCATCATTGGGTCGCCAAGCCCTGTCAACCAACCATCTGAGTGTCCGTATATTCGCAAGGGCTCGTAAAATAACGGTACTTCTCTGTAAGCAAGGGGACCTTCGTGACAGTCCGCACCGCCCCAGAAAAACTCTTCACATTCATAGCAATACCATTTGCCAAATAGAACGCCCATGTCTTGCAGCCAGCTCTGCCATTTAGCATGGATAGCGTGGCCTTCAGCAAATACTGAGGCTAGTCGTAGGCTGTTGGTGCGAGTACTAATAGGCTCTTCGCCTTGCAGCTGAAAGTAAGAAGCTCGGTGGCACCAGTCAGAACCAACCATCTCTGATGGGTGTAGGACGTCAGTTCTACGTGATCTATCCTTTGGCTTTGACATTAGATGCCGCTCTAGTGAACCTAGAACGCGGGTGTTTTTCTTACCCACATCTACAAATTTCTTTAGCTGACTCATGCGGGTAACTTATCATATATCTTTAGTTAATACCCATTCCTTTAAGGTCATACCTGAACGTGTTGCTTTACGCTTAAGAGCATTACGTTCGCGGTGGCTCATGCCGCCCCATATACCGTGGGTATCTTCCATCTCTTCTGCGTAAAGTAAACACTCTTTACGCACTGGGCACTCAGGCAAACCATCTTTACCATAACAGACGGCCTTGGCTACATCGGCGATGTCTTTGTATTGATCTTTATCGCGCGGCGGGTACCAAGTGTTGGTATTCATCCCTCGGCATTTTGCTCTATATCGCCAAGGTTCTGGTCCGAAGTCTTCGTCGTACAAGTTTTATGCTCCTGGAAGCTCTGGCGCATTTCCAGGAAGTCGTCTTCGGTTAACAATACGTAGTTCTCATTATTGAGGCTGACACCTAGCACAGGCATACGACTCTCAAGTATTGCTTCCTTGACAATCTTTTCCAGAACTGCGGCTTTAACAGTAAAGGAGGCTTTGCCCGTGTACTTATGTTCTAATAGAATGTCGGTACTTCGCACATCACCTTTACGACTCCAGAAAGCTCCGCTTCCAGCGTTGACTTTCCCGTCTAGAACTCCTGCTAGTCGTGCCTCATGCTTCTGTGACTTCTTTAAACCCTCACTCTTCATGCGCGTACTTAGAGCCTGCTTTAATAGAGTCTAGTACATCGCGTTCAAGGGTTTCTCGAAGGTCAATCTCTTCCCGTATGGACGCTAGGATAGCATCTTCGCCTTGCCATTGTCTACCGGCATAACGATAGTAGGCACCTGCTCTGACAATGACCTTATTAAGTTTTCCTATAGCTACAATCTCTTTGGCAAAGTCAAACTGACCCGCATCAATGTCCCCGCCATTAGCAAAATAGAAGTCTACAATAGCGATTTGGCCTGGGGCGGCTGACTTATTCTTAATGACTCTGACCTTAATTGACTGGCCTACTTTGCGCTTATCTTGCCCAGTTCCAGCCTCAATCCATTCATCGCGGCGGACCTCCATGCGGGTAAAGAAGGCGTAGTCCTTGCCTAGACCCCCCGGAGTAGTTCGAGGATCGCCATACATTACGCCAACCTTTGACCGCCACTGATTGATAATGATGCCGATGAAAGGGCGCTCTGGGCGGATTAACGACCTCTTAGATGCCTTGCCTACCTTACGGAAGAACTTGTTCGTAAGAAGCGCTCCGCGCCCTACTGTTGCTTCTTCCATTTCCTTCTCGTCCTCTGCTCCAGGCACCAGAGCAGGAAGTGAGTCAAGAACAATGCAATCAATAGCTTTACTTTCCACGATCCGAATGACCGCTTCATACGCTTCCTCCATGATATTTGTAGACACTACATATACGCGGGAAACATCTACGCCGCACATCTCTGCGTAACCTGGCACCCACTCTTCTGCTGCAATCCATACAGTCGTAAACTCTGGATCGCGACGTTGATTAGCAGCAATAGTCTTAAGAGCAAGCGCGGTCTTGCCATTGCTTGCCTCTCCAATAATTTCGTGCCACTGATTAGACGGCCATCCGCCACCTAAAGCAACGTCTATCGCAACTGAACCCGTTGTTAGACGGCTACCAGTTTGGGTAATATCTGAACCAAGAACGATGGTGTCATCGCCCATCTTCTTGTTGATTGCACTAAATACTTTTGCTAGATCGCCTGTTAATGTGCTCATCCTAAGAACCCTCCGTCTGCCCCGATTGCGGGCTTAGTGCCATTAAAAGTACCTGTAGGTATCTGGCGTGCTGGTGTTGCTGGTCCTGCTGAAGACTGACCAGGGGTAATAATTCCTTTACCTAGACCACTACCTGACTGTTGAAGTGGATAGCCGCAATCGTAGCACCTTGGTGTTGCTCCCTGAACACTGCCATAGTTACCACTGCCGCACCCTGGGCAACGAGGTGCTTGAGGGGTTGCCTGTTGTGAGGGTGGATACTGCGGCTGTTGTGGTTGTGCATAGGTAGCAGGCTGTGGTGCAGCATACTGTGGAGCCTGCTGCGGTTGCTGAGGTACTGGGTTACCTAATTTGCGTGAGAACCAATCTGAGTTACTCATCTATTCCTCCAAAGTCAAGAACATCTGCTCCTACTGTATTAGTTTCAATCATACCTAAGTGAAGACCAATTGAAAAGGCGCCCATTAAAGTAGATAGTGCTACCGCTTTATAGACAGCCAGTATCTCATCACTATGCTTCTCTAACTCATGGTCTTCCATATCATCTGAATTTATTGCCTCAGCTAGATGAAGCGCTACCAAAGATTTGGCGCTGATATCCGCAATAGACTCTAAGAATGGAAAGAGTGGGGCGACAGCTTTTACTCTATCTCCGCTGTCTTCTAGTTCTTTACTCTCGCCCTCTTCACTAATGCGACTAAGCCCTACCATTTCAGCAAGGTCATTGATGTTGTCTACAAGTTCGGTGTCATAGAGGTACCAACGGTAAACCGTACTAAGCGGAACCTCTTGAGTAGTAATCTCAAACTCATCTTTTTTATTTCTTTTGAAGATGCTCATCCTTTAGCATCACCCCATTTCTGAACCACTTTAATGTCAGCGATCAGTGGGACATCTAGAAAATAAATCTCTTCCATAGCCTCGCGGATAGCTTCGCGTGTTTGATCTACTACAGAATCTGGAGTCAAGGTCACGATTTCATCGTGCACGGTTAAGATAATTCTTGCCTCGGCAGGTATCTTCTCGTAGGCCCTAATCATAGCAAGTTTGATTATGTCTGCGGCAGACCCCTGGATACGCGTGTTGAAGGCCTGGCGCTCGGCGCTAGACCTAAAGGCAGGCACCTTGGACTTAATATCCGGCAGGTATCTGCGGCGCTTTAGGATGGTGGATACATAGCCAGTATTACGGGCTACCCCTATAACCTTGGCGCGGTACAGGTCTACGGAAGGGAACTTGGCGGCAAAGTCTGTGAGAAGGGTCTTAGCCTCCTGGATAGTACAACCGATCTGGCGCGAGATCTTATCTGGCCCTACGCCATAGGCAATGGCTAGAACTAAGACCTTACCAGCCTTGCGGTCTACTCCCATGGTGTTACCAACGGTAGTGTAAATATCTCCGCCAATGCGATAATTTTCAAGCATAATAGGATCACCTGACATAGAGGCAATAATACGCGGTTCAATCTGGGAGTAGTCAGCCACTACTAACTTGTAACCTTCTGGAGCATAGAACAGGTCTCGAATCATCTTGCCGTAGTTCTTCTCCTCTGGCACCTTATCGTTAGGCGCAGGAATGTTCTGAAGGTTAGGGTTGGAGCTAGAGAAACGACCTGTCTCTGTACCCCAAGGCTTAAAGTCTCCATAGATCTTGCCATTGATGAGCATGCTCTCACGCTCTTCAATCTTCTCTTTACCATTGACAGACTTAACTACTTCCCCGCCAATGTAAGGGATGATGTAGGTGCTAAGAAGCTTGTTGATTTCCGCGTACTCAAGCATGGCTCTTACAAGTTCATCATCTGGGTGAGCCTCAAGTGCCTCTGCAGATACTGAGTAGTCAGAGTAAGTGCGCTTATCAGGCTGGGTCTTCTCACCTTTACCCGTAAGGATTGTTGGCTTAAGACCACGATTGCCCTCTGATACTGGGCCGTAAAGAAGTTCTTGCTTTTCCGCGTTGGAGTTAAGATTGAAGACCTTACCGGCAATGCCGTAGATCTTTGCTTTTACCTGCTCTACCTCTGCTTCAAGCTTAGTGTGTAGATCCTTTAATAACTCAACGTCAATAGCCGCGCCTGTTAGTTTCATCTGGCATAGAACCTTTAAGAGACTCATCTCAAGATCCATAACCTTGTCAACCTCAGCCTCTATCAACTTAGGCGTAACAACCTGCCACAGTAGAAATGTGTACTTAGAATCTAGGTATGAGTACTTGGCGACTTCATCAAAAGAATACTCTTCAACCTTGTGGCCAATGCCCTTCTCCATGCTGAACCCTAGGTCACGCTTAAGGCAATCATCTAAGCCAAGCTTGCCACTGTTGCGGCTGTCATATAAGAAGGAGCCGATCAAGGTATCAAAGTAAGGACCTGCAGGGATTACTCCATCGTAGTGTTTAGCCACGGAGCATAGGTCAAAGATTAAGTTGTGACCGATAGTTAAGATATCTTCATTAAACATCAATGGCTTAAGCGCTTCAAAGACCTCTGCTGGGAATAGTTGTTTAGGTGCTGGGCCAAACTTCTTCACGTGCTTCTTCTTATCACGTGAGTAGTCGTAGTCTCTGGCGGGTAATCCTTGATCTACACGCTTCTGACCCTGACCTGTTAAAGGCTTGATTGATTCTAAGAACTCACCATTAGGGTGGCCCATAGGAATAACATCACCGCGACCGCGGGTGGCAAAAGAAATCCAAAGCACTTCGTTAACTGCAGGTATACCTCTATGTTGACCAACAGTTTCTACGTCAAATGCAAACGCATCTTGCTTGAGATAGTAAGCAACCATCTCATCTAACTGATCTTTAGTCGTAATAATATTCAAGTGTTGTCCCCTATAAAGTTAGAGACCGATGGAAGGGGGGCACCGGTCTCTAACAGCTATGTGTTTTTAGAGCAAAGAGTCTGCAATAGCCTCTAGCTCATCCCAAGTAGGTGTCTTGATGTCAGCGCGTGTGTAAGGCTGAACTGATGCAATGAAGGCTTCTGCAGCCGTTTCATCAATCTGCCAGTCTTCCATCAAGTCACGGCCCTTTACTGGGTTGATGTGATAAGCGGTTGTCTGTTGCTTACCTGTACGGCTCACTGCCCAATAATTACGGGTGAGTGGACCTTGTGGGGAGAAGTGTGCTGCGTGAAGTGCTTTCCACAAACGTGGTGATGCAATAAGCATCTGACGCTGTGGTCCACCTTCAGCAGATAGGTTAACGATAGAGAAGGCGCGCTTCTCTTCTGGCTTGCTGCCAAGCTTGATGCAAAGTGGGTCGTTAGCACCTAGAGAGATGTACGACTTCTGTCCCTCTTTGTTAGTAAGGAAGTGCTGCTTGTAGACGGCAAATGGGCCATCTTGATCAAGGAACTTGATTACTTGGAAGCCGCCATCAGTGAACTTAAAGTCTTTGGCGTATCCCTGTGAAACAGGTGTGATCTTTTCTCCAGCTTCCCAACCTGATTGGATGGCTGCTGAAGTTGACTGCGCTGGGCGGTCATTGATTGCAGATGCACTGAACTCGTCAGTGGTTGGCAGATATGCTTCTGTGCGATTTACGGACATTATTTTTCCTTTGTTAGTTTGTTTTTGTTTCATCAGCCCGGATGTTACTCCACGCTTCAGCGATCTCATTACTGAGGTGCTGATGTTGAGACCAGTCTATACGCTTTATCTCCAGTATGCCAGCCTTGTCAAAGAGGTCAATGACCGCTTCAATCATAGCCCGCGAGTAGAGACGAAGCCCTTGATGGTCTTTCCCGTTAATATCTTTCTTAGCGGGAAGTCTATAGGGTGCGGAAGGCAGGTAACCTTCCTTGATCCATGAACGGATAGTGATGATAGGTCGTCCAAGGGCTGCAGCAAGTGCGCCAATGGTAAACATATCTACGTCTGTTCCGTTAGGAAGTGTGCGCTTAGTAGGCCGTGAGTCCCAGTTAGGAGACACAACAACCTCTGGTTCTTTCTTTACTACTGCCTTGCGCTTCTTCTTACTACCTGGGTAGTACTCATCAAGGTCAGCAAACGCTTTGTCAATAAAGTCTTCGGTCATTTGTTCTCTACGATAAACGCAAACGTCTCCTTAGCAGGAAACATCGTGTCAATATCCTCTTCTGTAAGGTAGCCCTCATAGAAAGCGGCCATGATTGCTGCTTCGTCAAGGGTTGGAACCATCTTGATACAGGTGTTTTTAATACCTTTATCTGTGAGGATCTTATCGGCAACTTCCATATCAAGTGTCTTAGACACTCGGCGTTGCTTAGTAACTTTAATGTTGCCTAGGTTAGCGTCCTCAAACTGGATGACCCTATGGCCTTTATCATCTGGCTCAAGTGCATCAATCTCTTGAGTCATACGGCTTTTCAATTCGCTTTGGCGATCTGCCAACATACCCATCTCACTCTTTAAGGCAAGGAACTGACGGGCGCTTTTCTTTAGCTCTTCTAGATTCATTTAGTACCCCCTAAGAAGCACTACATTAGTTCTAGTCTAGAGGCTTGTCAACCTTGATGTACTTCTCAAGGGCGTCGATAATGACGCTGGTGACTGTAACGCCCTCCTTGGCAGCCTTCTTCTGGACGGCAAGCCAAATATCATCCGAGACGCGGATGGTACGGGTCGGTGTCTTAGGTGCGTTAGGGATTTTAGATACCTCTTTTTACTCTAGAATAGATACATGGATAATAATACGCTAGAACACTTCTCTGTAGTTACTAGACCCCAGTGTGGTACTAGAGCTGGGCATATACAGCATTATAAGAAAAAAGAAGAATACTGCGACCCTTGTAAGCAGGCCAATAGAGCGTATCAAAAAGCTTTTAGACAAAAACAGGCGGTTTCTATTGAAGAGCGGGTGCCCCCCACACTAAGAGAACAATGTGGCACTGCAAGAGGAGCAGATACCCATTACTACCACGGGGAACATCCGTGTGAGAAGTGTAAAATCTCCTATAACAAACGGTCTAAAGATTACTATGAGGAGCATCCTGAGCGTAGACACCTAAGAAACCGCAAATGGCACCTAGATAACCCGGAACGCTCTCTGTTGTCGGGTAAAAAATGGAGGGAGGCTAACCCAGAAAAAATAGCCGCTAAAAACAGACGACAACGGGCGGTAAAAGCTGGGGCGATTAGCGAGGCCTACTCTACTGAAGAAATACTTGCAATACACGGAAAACTTTGCCATATATGTGAGATAGACGTGGATTTAAACGCTCCTAGAACCCCTAGAAAAGGGTTAGGGTGGGAAAAAGGCCTGCAATTAGATCATGTAATCCCTTTGAGTAAGGGTGGAACAGACACCAAAGATAACATTAGGCCCTCTCACGCTAAATGTAATTTAGTTAAACGGGCGAGTTTATACAATAGAACTCTGCAAGAACTGCTTTAAGCTCCCTGCAGACATCTCTACGCCACCGTCCTCAGTAATACCCTCACCATCAATAACCGCGTTGGCCAAAGCATTTTTCTGCTGTAGAACCTCCCACTGACGCTGCTCAATAGAGCCTGTAGCAATGATGTCAGTGATAACAATAGAGGGCCACAAACTAGAGGCGCG